TGGTCGTCATGCCTACCTCGTTGCTCACTAAATGATCAGGGGTAGGTGACGCAGGTCATATTGGCACAGGGGGAATCGCGGGCTTCGGCGGTGCTGGCGGTGGCACAAACATGTACCCGTACGCCCGTCGATACAGCGACATGACCGGCACGCTTGAGCTTCAGCAAACAACTGTCCCGCCCCTTGAGACATATGAGTCTGCCGAAGACCGTTACCGCGTGCGTTGCAACAAAGTGCAGTGGAGCGTAGCGGGTGGGGTGGCGAGCATAAAGGTCAGAACGTGGTGGCGTGAGAACCCGGAACCGACGGGCTACGACCTTGAGTTCAGTAACACCGTTTTTGCAGATACGTTGGGCGCTGCCGGGTTTGGTAGAAATAGTGCTCAGAATGAACAAAGCGTAATCTGCTTTTTCGGGCTTGGCACGGACGGCGACCCCGCGCCGATGACTGCCGCCGCCCCCGAGCGCCAGCGCTCGCGCCTGATCCTGACGCCGTGGTGATGTGATGGCCTTCTTCGACAGCGGGTTTTTCGATCCGCCGTTTTTCCAAACAGTCGGCATCGAGCAAGCCCTCGCCGCCACCGGCACCGCCCAGGCCACCGGCACCGCCCAGCTCGCCGCCTCAATCGCCCTGGCTGGCGTCGGCGTGGCCCTCGCCACAGGCAGCGGCACCCTCTCCGGCGCCCAGTCCGCCCCCCTCGCCGCGTCCGGCACCGCCACCGCATCCGGCACCGCAGCCCCGCGCATCGACATCGCCCTCTCCGCGCTCGGCCTCTCAATCGCCACCGGCACGGCAACCCTAGACGCCGCCGCCGCCGGCAGCCTCGCCGCATCGGGCAGCGCACAAGCCACAGGCACCGCAGGCCCCGTCGCCAGCGTCACCCTCGCCGCGGCCGGTCTCGCCCAAGCGGCCGCCACCGCCGGCCTTTCTGCCGACATCCTGCTATCCGGCGCCGGTGCGGCGCAGGCCAGCGGCAACGCCACGCTCGCCGCCCAGCTCGCAGCACTCGCCCAGGGCGCCGCGCAGGCCAGCGGCACCGCCAGCCTCACCGCCACGTCCGACGGCTCGCTGCTCGCCACCGGCGCCGCCACCGCATCCGGCGCCGCAGCCCTGGTGCTCGAGGTCCGCCTGCAGGCCGCCGGCAGCGCCACCGCAGCCGGCTCCGCCACCACCAGCAGCATCCACGCCCAGCACGCCAGCGGCAGCGCCCAAGCCAGCGGCACGGCCACCGCCACCACCGGCACCGCCGGCAGCCTCGACGCCCCGGGCGCCGGCACCGCCACCGGCACCGCCACGCTCGCCGCCCAGGTCACGCTCACTGCCGCCGGCTTTGCCCACGCCATGGGCGCCGGCGCCGTCACCCTGCAGGTGCCGCTCGCCGCCTTCGGCGCCGCCCAGGCCACCGGCGCCGCCGTCATCTACGAACCCCCCGCACGGCTGCGCATGGGCGCCCGCGCGCAGCGCATCTACACCCTCACCCCGAGCGTCCGCCATGTCTGATCCCTGCCTGGTGCAGCCCGACCAACCCTTCCTGCTCGGCGAGTCGGCCCGCGTCGCCGTCGTCATCGCCGGCCCAGACGGCGCCCACACCGACCCCATCAGCCTCACCCTGCGTACCCTCAGCCCGCAGGGCGTCGCCACCACCCTGCGCTACCCCGACGACGCCGCCATCGTCCGCGACGCCCTCGGCCACTACCACGCCGACGTCCTCCTCACCCAGCCCGGTACCTGGTACTGGCGCTGGCAATCCGGCCACCCCAGCATCGGCGTGGCAGAAGGCCGCATCACCGTACAGCCCAGCCGATTCACACCGGAGTAACGCGCGCCATGTCCTTCGTCGCCACCACGCCCCCGCGCCTCGAGCACGAACCCCCCATCGCCAACGACGGCTTCTGGCCCGACATCGACCCCGCCGAAGCCCGCGCCCGCATGCGCATCGACGGCACCGTCACCGCCCCCCGCCTGCGCGCGGCATTGGTCGAAGCCATCGCCGCCACCAACGCCCAGCTCGCCACCTGGCAGGCCGACCAGGTCGCCGCCGGCTACGCAACGCTGGCCGCCGTGCCCGCCCCCGGCCTCGACGGCACCAGCGCACACGCCCACCGCTACCAGCGCGCCGTCGCCTGCACCGCCGCAGCCAGCCTCATCGAGCGCCACCGCAGCTTCGACGCCACCAACGACGGGCACCAGTACGCCGACAAGCTCGAAAGCCCCATCGACGACCTGCGCCGCGACGCCCACTGGGCCATCGCCGACATCCTCGGCCGCGCCCGCACCACGGTGGAACTCATCTGATGGCCGCCACCACCACCACCCAGGTGCGCGCCGTGCAAGGCGACACCGTCGACCTCATCTGCTGGCGCACCTACGGCCGCACCGCCGGCATCACCGAACAAGTCCTCGAAGCCAACCCCGGCCTGGCAGACCTCGGCCCCGAGCTCCCCATCGGCACCCTCATCACCCTGCCCGCCCAGCCCGCCACCCCCACCCAGCCCGCGCGGCTGCAACTCTGGGACTGATCATGCTCAAAATGGGCAGCCACGGCGCCGCCGTCCGCACCCTGCAGGCCCTGCTCAAGGCCGACGGCGCCCGCATCACCGTCGACGGCTGGTTCGGCCCCGCCACCCTCGCCGCCGTGCGCGACGCTCAGCGCCGCTACGGCCTCGTCATCGACGGCATCGCCGGCCCCAAGACGCTCGCCGCCCTGCAGGCCGACCACCGCACCCCGCGCCACCTCTCTGCGCTCGATCTCGTCATCGCCGCGCAAGACCTCGGCGTCCCGCTCGCCGCCGTCCGCGCCGTGAATGAGGTGGAATCCCGCGGCACCGGCTTCCTGCCCGACGGCCGCCCCGTCATCCTCTACGAGCGCCACATCATGCACCGCCGCCTCAAGGCCCGCGGCGTGCAGCCCGACACCCTCGCCGCCCTCGTCGCCCGCCACCCCGACCTCATCAACCCCCAGCGCGGCGGCTACCTCGGCGGCACCGCAGAACACGCCCGCCTCACCGCCGCCAGCCGCATCCACCCCGACGCCGCCATCGAATCCTGCAGCTGGGGCCTTTTCCAGATCATGGGCTGGCACTGGCAAGCCCTCGGCTACGCCAGCCCCCAGCGCTGGGCCGACCTCATGAGCACCACCGAGGGCTACCACCTCCAGGCCTTCACCGCCTTCATCCGCGCCAACCCCGCACTGCACACCGCCCTGCGCGAGCTGCGCTGGGCCACCTTCGCCCGCCTGTACAACGGCCCCGACTACCGCGCCAACCTCTACGACGTGCGCCTCGCCCGCGCCTACGCCCGCTACGCCCTCGAGGGCGACACGCCCGCCACCGCGGCAACGGCGCTCGCCGTCGCCAACGGCATCCCCTCCACCGCCTGACCCAGGAGCCCCAATGTGCTGCCAGCCCTGCTCACCACCGCCCTGCCTGCCGCTGCTCGCATCCAGATCCTTGCCCTTTGCCTGCTGGCTCTCGCTGCTGCTGCCGGCCTGGGCGCTGTCGCAGGCTACCGCCACGGTCTGGACGTTGAGCGCGGCCGCCATGCGCGCAGCCAGGCCGCTACCATCGAGCGCGCTGCTCAAGATGCACGTGCGCACGCTGCGGCTGAATCCGACCGCCGCCAGGCGACCGCCCTACACCATGCAAGCGCCGCGGCTGCGGCTGGTGCCGCACGACTAGAAGGCCAGACCCATGCCCTGCAAAGCGCTCGCCCCGACGATCCTCGCTGGCCTGCTGACCGCCTCATGCGCATCGACGCCGCCCTTGCCATCGCCAACGGCACCCCTGCCCCCGCCGGAAGCCTGCCTGGCGCCGTGTCCGCCACTGCCGAGCCTGCCGCCCCTGGCGCCGAAAAATGACAAGCTCGGCCCCCAACCTGACAAGCTCGGCGCAAGCCTCCCCGAATCCGCCATCCTCCTCTGGCTGCACGACCTCATCGACGCCGCCGGCACCTGCCGCCGCCAGCACGACGCCTGCCGCGCCAGCCATCCCGGCCTGCCCGCAAGCCGATAGCGCCGCCGACGCCTGGCACCGCACCGGCCCCGACCTGCTCACCCGCGGCCCCTACCGCATCAGCAAATCCTTCGTCGCCCGCCGCCACATCGGCACCAGCCCCATCTACCACTGCTTCCACCTGCACGCCTTCCTCGGCGCCTGCCCCAGCGCCGACGACGCCAAGGCCCTGTGCAACCAGCACCAGGCCGACCAGCACCAGCACGCCACCCACCCCCACCCATAGGCCCGCCATGCTCAAACCCGCCAGCTTGCGCGCCGCGCTCGAATGCGCCCTCCCCGAGCTCGCCGCCAACCCCGACCGCCTCATCCTCTACATCGACGAAGGCCGCATCCACAGCCGCTACGGCGACAGCCTCAGCTTCGAATACCGCTACCGCCTCAACCTGGTCCTGCTCGACTACGCCCA